TTCTTGAGTACGTTATTAATCCTAATGCGTAACTCATGCACTCGTCAAGAGTATAATTTGTAAAGGTTTAGGGAGGGCACCTTCGAGCTCTCCCAACCAATCTCTTATTCTTATGAAACGTCCGATATATAAGAAAGAAGATAGAGCTTGTCCTAACATTGTTAAACCCTTTAGAACCAATGAAGAAGATAAAGAAGTACGACGACCAAGATCCACCAAACTTAGTAGATAAGATTATGTGGTACTTCTTGTGCGTTTATTTAATGACTATCATTTTTGTCTGCGCCCTTGCAGCGATGGATATTATATAGGAGCTGGACCCTGCCTACAAGTGGGTCCTTTTTATAAATATTGTTTTATCATGGATAACGTTAATCCAAACCGAGTTGTGTCCTGGGCAGAAACTGCCTGGAAAGAACACAAGAAAGCAGAAGATGCATTAGTTGAAGAAACTAAGAATCGTCTGAAAGAAATACAAAGAGAGATACGTGCTCTTGAATCTGAGCGTGATGCTCTAGAGCGTTTATTAGAACGTGAACATACACACTTATAATCAATAAAAGCTGATGGATTTTCTAGAGAACTTATGTGTAGGATTTGCATGGAGCAAACTGCCAAGCTATGACAAAGAGTATCTGTATGAGATGTATAGGACCATTAAGTATAATAATAAGTGTCCTAAGACTAATGAGGTTATGGATGATATCTATCCTAACCGTGGTAATTTTAAATTCTTTTTACACAAGCCTAAACTAGACCGATACATGAACAGCTCACCTAAGCGTAATGAGACCTATGCGTCTCATCTGCTTAATGGGCGTAAGTATTATATGGTGTGGACTTGTGATCACCTTGAAAATGAGTAATCATGAATTCTTTTAAATTAATTTTAACTACAATCCTTAGTGGATTTATAATTGTATTGAGCACTAATGCTCAAGAAACTTCTGAAGATCTAGATGGATCTGCATTTATGGACATTCTCATCAAACAACTGATTGAGGATATGCCTAAAGATGACAGGGTATATCAACCTACTTCGTTAAGAGATGATTTTATTTCGCATCTTGATGAGCTAATAGACCCTGATATTGTTTATGATCCTTCGTATCGTAGACTAGATAATATGTGTGATGATGTACCTGCTGATGTAGGTGTGTGCTCTGATGTTGTTATCCGTGCTTTCCATAAAATAGATGTATGTCTAGCTGAGTATATGTATGCTTATCGTTTGACTGAGGGACTTCCGGTTGATACTAATATTGACCATCGTCGTGTTAGGAATCTCGGTGCTCTGTTTAACGACCAGGACATGAGGGTTAAGTATAAAGGCGAACTTACGCCTATTTACAAAGGCGATATTATCTGGTTTAAAATGCCAGGCAATCTTGATCATATTGCTATTGCTATGGAAGATGGTGTTCAATATACTCATCCTCCAAAAGTCTTACACAATATTGGCTACGGTCAGGTTGTAGATAAGCAGCCTTGGGCATATGAAGTTTACGAAATCTATCGTATACCAGCTACCGAGTAGTTTTTCTCCGTGGGGCAGATTTAGGTCTGCCCCTTTTTGATCCGTTGCGAGCCCTGTTCTTTGATTGGGGCTCCATTCGGATCTTTCCTCTTTTAGAGTGTGAAGCATCTAGGCCGTCACCTTTGCCATAGGTTCCAGATTTTCTGTTGGCTCTGTTGCTTTGCACTCTTTTCTTTTTGGCAGATTTCTTAGATGAGTATTCTGTGTCATACTTCTTCTTCTTTGCTCTTGACTTTGCATTCTTTGCATAGTGCTTGGCTGTTTTGGAAGTTCCTGTACGTTTACCTGCTAATTTATTTCGTGCCATTTTACAAATATAATACTTTTTACTGATGAAAAATCTTATTAAAACTAATCCGCTCTTAATTGTACTTATGTTCTGGCTAATGATGCTAATGATATTTAGCACTGGCTGCACTAGTAGTCGTTCTACTTATGGTAACTCTGGCTCACATGGATGGGGCACAGAAAGCCGATGTGGTAAGAAAAAGCCAGGCAAATGGCAGAGAACGTCAAGTCGTGAGACAAATCGTAATGGAGATGTTGAATGTCATACTTGGTGGTAGATGGGTTTTGATTTATATGGGTTAGATCCTATGGTTAATCCTGATGGTCCTCCAAAGCCAGATAAAGTTCAGTTCGGTGAAGATGGATTTCATGAATATGCAGAGATGCAGCATGAATTTGAACAAGCTAATGTAGGTGTATACTTTAGAAATAATGTCTGGTATTGGAGACCATTGTGGGAATATGTGTGCTATTGTACTCCATGTCGTACAGTCTTGACTGAAGAAGACATAGAGAATGGCTTTTCAAATGCAGGCCATGAAATAAGTGAAGAGAAATCTATCATAATAGGTAGACTTCTTATGGATTTAGTTAACGATGGAAGCGTAGCTTCTTATGAGTTAACAAGACAAATGGAGCTAGATGCTCAACCTGACGAAACTTGTCCTATCTGTGAAGGTAGCGGTCAACGTAATGATATATATGTTCAGGGAGATTGCAATGGCTGTCACGGTAAAGGTACTCGTAGACCTTTCAATACAAATTATCATTTTAGTATTGAGAACGTACGAGAATTCGCAGAGTTCTGTCTGATGTCAGGCGGTTTCTCTATTTGTTAATTTTTAATTTTTTTACAACTATCATGAATAGTTTTACAGAAGCCTTGGCAACAGGCAAAGTTGTCGTTCGTAAGTGTTGGACTAATAAGAATAACCCTGAGCAGGTGGCTGTTCAGTTCTTCCAACAAATTGAATCTCCTCAGACTACTAATAGTTTAGTGTCTCTAGCTCAGGGAATCAATCCAGTACAGACTGTAAGTGCAATCTTCTCTTTTGCGAAAGAGGTAGCTCAACCTTTGTTGGGTGGTACTGATGTGGATTTATCTGATATGGGAGAAAATAAGGCAGTATTTGCTTCTCAAATGTTTAAAGGACAGGAGGTTTCTATCCAAGTAACAGAGAACTTTACTCCTAATCCATATAGCAACTCTCATCAGCCAAAGATTAATCCTGGCACAGGAGAGGTTGTAACTGGATTTAATCCTGATACAGGTAGTAATGACCCTGTGTACCGTCATACTGAATTGGTACCAGGTGCTACTGCTACTCATACTTGGGCTGCAAAGCCCACAATGGAATCAGTTGCTAGCCCCGGCATCGATGTTAATGATTTATTAACTCGTTAATGTAACTGATAAAAAAGATACTCATAATATCTTTTATTTGTGTTGTAGAGGAGGGGATGACAATTAATCTAAACAGGTACGTTGTCCCCTCCTTTTTTAATTTAAAATTTGGAACTTATGGGAAATACAATATGGACTTGCCAAGAAGATGCCTACATTATGTGGGGTGTTAGAAAAGATGATTTATCTAAAGAAAGCGTAAGAAAAGGACGTGAAAAGCGCCCTTATATATCTGATGATGATCCTAAAGTTATAGAACTAGCAGAAAAGCTTAGTAATCGCTATGGTACTAAGAGATCAGCACAGGCTGTATGTAATAGGTTTATGTCTTTAACTCAAGCTATTAGATATGGCTCAACTCTTGAGGGTATAACTAATAGTATTATTGAAGAAGCATATGATGATGGAAACCATGCTTTTATGCAGACTATGTTTATACAATCAGAACAGTCAGGTAATGAAGACATTTGG